CGATGCCGGCGCCTCGTCCGGCTGCGGAAATGTCCTGACAGGGAAATCCTCCAGATATGACGTCAACACGTCCTGCCCAAGGCTTTCCGTCAAAGGTTTGAACGTCATCCCAAATCGGGAAAGCCGGGAGAATGCCGTCATTTTGTCGGGCGGCAAGTACGCAAGCTGCGTAGGGTTCCCACTCAACGGCGCAGACTGTGCGCCATCCAAGCAGGTGGCCGCCGAGTATTCCTCCACCAGCGCCAGCGAATAAAGCCAACTCATTCATCCCACCACTCGAGCATCAAACATCTTCCGAAACTCAATCATCCCTTCATCAGACTCAGCACAAGCAGCCGCGTTAGCAACCAACTCCTTAGATCCGTACACGCCATCTCCTGGCTCACCGTTCACAACATCTTTACCGTTGATGACGTAAATCGTCTGCCACTGGTCGCCGGCTTCCTTGCGCTGCCAAGGCACAATATCGGGGTGAAGGACATGGCTACCGCAACCCTCACGCTGCCATTCAACGGGTATCTCGCTACCTGCGTGGCGCTCGCAGATCCATTTGGAATTTTCAGTCGCCGTGCTATGGGCGCAGGTGCGGCAATTGACCTCCTTGGTCAGGCGATCGCCGTGGCAGAACTCATGCGCGGGGCACCACTTGCATTGATACCAGCTAGGATCGGCACTTAACGGCTCCGGCATCCGGTCAGACAATGCAATCCGCTTACCTCGAGTTATTGCGTTTTCGGCAACGCCTTTGTCGTACTCAACCCGCTCGGTGTAGATTCTGTCGTCATCTTTGCAGATAGCCACATACAACGCCCTGTCAATACCAGTGCCATGCATATAAGACTGCATTTGCACAAAGTGATCAAACTTGGCACGCTCCACACCCTTGTCTTCGACCTGCTCATAGCTCTTCTTGTTGTGAGTTTTGTACTCACAAACGTGTTTCTTCTGTGGCGCTCCCGGCACTCCAGAGATTGCGATGTCATCTATGCTCCCGCTGATGTGACAACCAAAGTCCACGCGCTCCTGCGCCGTGCCAGGCTTGAACTGGATGCCAATTGCTTGCAGATCATCCTTGATCGTTGCTTCTTCGTTCTGGCCGCGACGAAACATCCGTAGGACGCGCCCTTCAAACTTAGATGCCACCGCCCAACGGAACGACAGCCATAACCAACGGTCGCAAGGGTGACCAAGCTGGCTCGCGCCAAGGTGCGCCCTTGGTTTCTCAGGTTTGCTTGCGTGGTATTGGTCTACGAGTTCAGGGATGCTATACTGCGCGTCAGGTATTTTCATTTCGTGCTCTCTCCTTGGTATCGATTTGCCCCGGCACTTTACCGGGGCATTTTTTTTGCCTGTTACTTCTTGGCCCAGGGTGGTGCAGCCTTCACGCCGGCAGCGGGAACTGATGGCGCAGCCTTCGGTGCAGGTGCAGCGCCGCCAGACAGCGACTTGAACCCCTTCACATCGTTGCTGTTGCCATACTGCTCAGAAATCCGAATGTCCAACTTGATTGACAAGTTGCCGCCGATCATCTGGTCCGTATCTTTCAAGCTAGTCAGGCCAATTGCACGCATGATCTCGCCGAGCTGCTGGCGTCCGATCTCCTCAGCCTTCGGGTTGGCGTTGCGTACATTCAAGTTGCCAAACACCACGCGCCCCTGATGCGTCGGGCCTTGGATGTCGTAGCGGATCTTGATGTACTTCCCATTACCCATCTTCGTAGGCATCACTTCTGCGTTAGAGATTGTTGCGGTGTACCAGCCAGCAGGTAGGGGTTCAAAGTTGCGCTCCGACTGGGGCAGCGTGGCAACGTCAAAGGTTTCGTCTAAAAGCATTTTTATTTCCTTGTGATAGTGAACGATGGGCGTCCCGGTTTGGCAGTAATCGCTGCCGCAAACGGTTTGGTGATTGACTCGTCCGTAGACTTCCAGACGGTCATATTAATCTCAGGTTTCCAACGGAACACTGTAGACAGATGCTCTTCATTACCAGTCTCATGGGCAATCATGAGCAACTTTTCAGCGTTGACCGTACGGTTAACCCGACCTTCAATCTTAATTGCAAACGGACTGCCTACCTGCACCACGTTCTCGGTCCCTTCAAACGTCTCAGGAAAGCTAACCTTCCGCGCAATCTCATCCTCAATCTCGCGGCGGCATTCAACCGCAGTTTTTTCGGCTTCCTTGTAGCCAATCCAACGCTCGGCCAGTTCGTCAAGCGTGATGTCATCAAACACTCTCATGCTGCACCTCCAATTTTCTTGATAATTTCGCCAAGATCGGCGTCTTCCCACACTTCCAGCTTGCCGCTGCGGTCCTTGGCAAGCCACAAACCATCGCCATCAGTCATCAAGGCACGGCGGGTGTACCCTTCCGGGTCTTTCTCAACCCGTAAAGCAAGCACCTCATCGAAAAAGTAGGGCAATGATTGCCCTGTCTTATTTCCCGGCATACTCGGGGCATACAACACGCGGCCCATCTCGTCCTGAGTCTTCTCGAGCTTGGCACTCATGTAAACGTGCTTGCCCGGAAGATCGCGGAAGCCTCGGATGATGTCGGCCATCTGCTCTTGCATGGCCCCATACGCCGCTCTGGGATCTTTGTTGATCTTCTTCTCAGCGTTCAGCACTACCTCGGCGATCTCCGAGATGCTGTCTAACGCCACCGACTGAAACTCATTTGCCTCGGCGCTGCTTGTGAGCCACTGATACGCCTCTCGCAAGTCCGTCATTGACGTAATTTCAATGAACGGCAAGTTAGTATCGGCAATCGATAGCAAACCACCCTCGGCGCTCAGTATGATCGGCGTGGGTAATGTGGGGATCAAGCTGGTTTTGCCGGCTCCTGCCTGACCATAGACCAGCAACTTGACCGCTTGCGCGGTGGCTTCTTTGGTGCGTTTGAGTAAAACAGCCATCACAGACCCCCGCTCAAAGCTAGAAACAGGACGATGGCCGCAGATGCACCAACTGCTACAGACGCCAAGATGATGACCCAAGGCGGGTCTTCTTTAGGTTCAAACTTATTCATTGTTTCCTTCCTCCTTTTCTCTTTTATCTGAGTAAAAGACCGTAACGTATTCGTCTTCGCTATATTCGCAAAAGTCAATTGTGTTGAATTCCTCGTGAAACTCACGATGAACATGGACAAAAATGATTTCCTCTACCTCTTGCTTGGTAAAAATTACCTTCATCGTTACTCCTTGGTTGGAACCGCACATTCGGGCTATCCGTTCGTGCAGTTGTTGCTACTTTGCCCGTTTAACTTTAGGATGTCAACAGAAAGTTTCAACCCAAGGTGAAAAAGTGACAACAGAGGAAGCGATCAAGCACTTTGGCGGGCTGAAAAAGCTCGCCGATGCGCTACAAATCTGGCCGCAGGTGATTTATCGGTGGGGCAAGAAGCCCCCGATGGCCCGTCAATACGAGATCGAAGTTAAGACCGAGGGGAAGCTGCGTGCAGACCATGTCGAAGATTGAAGCCGCCCTGACCTACGCTTCGTGGGGCTGGCGCGTCCTGCCAGTGGTTCCCAACGGCAAGGTCCCAGCTACCGCCCACGGGGTTAACGATGCAACCACAGACCCAGACCAGATCAAGCGTTGGTGGACCCAGAACCCGAACTTAAACATTGGGATTGCCTGCGGCAGTACCAGCGGGATCGTGGTGTTTGACATTGACCCACGCAACGGTGGCGATGCCAGTTGGCAGCAATGGTTATCGGATCACGGCCCGATCCATGATGGTGTAATGGCCATGACTGCAGGTGGTGGGCAGCACTACGTCGCCAAGCACGTTGACGGCATCCGCTCCTGCAAGCTGGCCGATGGAATAGACCTGCTGGCCGATGGCCGGTACTTCATCGTCTACCCTTCCACCATCGAAAACAGGGCCTACGAATGGGAGGCGTCCAGCGATCCGTTTGATGGTGTAGCACCCAGTGGGATACCAACCCATTGGTTGCCGCTGCTTGGCCAGCGCAAGGTAGTGCCAACCACTAACGGCGATCTGATCCAAGGCAACCGCAATGACGGCCTGACTAGCCTAGCCGGTGCGATGCGCTCATTTGGTATGACCGAAGCCGAGATCCTGGCCGCGATCAGCGTAGCCAACGAAACCCGCTGCGAGATCCCACTACCAAGCAGCGAGATCAAGCAGATTGCACGATCAGTCTCGCGCTACGAGCCAGACGCAGACGTTGCCGCAAGTAGTGCAATCGGCTCAGAGGCCGCAGACGCGCTTTTATCCGAGTCGCCCACACGTGACTACTTCCTGACCCGCGCAACGAGCTTCTTGGGCCAACCAAGCCCCGTGCCGTGGATTGTAAAGGGGTGGCTTCCTGCATACGCTACTACGATGATGTATG